CAATGTGAAACAACCGATCGATTGCTTAACATTTGCGGATGGACTGGTGCAAATGATTTCTTTCTTCCTTTGAAAGAAACCATGACTACCTGGCTGGAATTAAAGGTTAATAGATCCCGCCAAGATGGATTGTTCTCCAGAATAATCAATCACCAGAACCCGAAGAAGATCAGATATCTTCAAAATTTGAAGTTTTATCTTGATCCCCTTCGGCCCCTTAGTGGTGATTATAGTGGATTCACCTATCATCTTGGTGCGACCGCTTTCCACGTCAGCTTTGACAAATTAATTGATTCGACTAAGTTTGCACTTAACGAGGTTTGTATCGATTATAAAGGCTGCGTGAAGAATTTGATTGATGAGAGTTTCAAAAAAAGCATCATTCAAGTTGGACTTATATTCATTTGTATCCATGAATATGTCCCCCATCCCACTTCATTTTCATTCCTCCCATTTCGTGAAATGGTAGAGAAATTATTTGTTTTTAACTTATTTGGCATTGGAGAAACGTATTTGAAATATAAAACAGCGACCTATTTCGCTCATCTCTTAAATCAATCAGAGAGTGAGTTACCTAAATGTCCTTCCGTCTTTAGAGAGGAAGGTCCCCATTTTTTCTTTGGTGGATATTATTATCGATTTTTTAGATCGACAATGATTCATAATCAGAGATATAAATGGATTCCATTAGGTTGGTCGTTGTTACGTTTAAAGAATGCTATGCCATCAGTTACTGATGCTGCTGTTAATGACGAATTAAAATCTACTTTTGATATGTTGACTAAAGATCAAACGGAGAGTTGTCAGGCTCCTCATGATCTTGAAATTACTGGAAAGTGGAAGAAGTTCTTTTCCAACCCCGGAGAAATGGTGCCACTTTATATCGAAACCCATTATAAGGGTATCCCTTTGGAATATAGTCTATCCTCTTTGACTCGATTTATCGAGTATAAGGTTGGTAAACTTTTTCCAAAAGGATGGTATAAAGCGGGACCTTTTCAAATTCCTTCTGTCTCTGGCCATGCCAGCAGTAAAAGGAAGCATGAGGGTGCTTTCGGTAACTTCTTACAAAGGGAGACTAACAAACTGTTAAAGATTGAGACGGCCATACCTGATGAAGGTATAACCTGTCATCAATATGACCGTCTTACACGTCTCCCTCTTTCCGTTAAGCTTCAACATAATCAACGATTTTATGATTTGGTTGATAAAATAACAACAAACACTCGACAAGATCTTCTTCTCCCCGTTGAACTCATAGATCATATTGGTTCTTTCCTCTGTCTACCCCCAAAACTTATTTCTGCTCATAAATTTATGAAAGAGATTTGCCGAAGGATAGAAGAGTCTAAGAACAATGACAATGATGAAGTGGAGGAGTTAGCATATCCTGCCAAATTAATTGGACTCAAGGAACCCTTTAAGGTTAGAGTCATTTCAGCAGGGCCAGAGGATTCATATTATCTTGCTAGGTATCGACAAAAGGCTGTTCATTCACATCTCCGATCTATATCCCAATTTCGCCTTATTGGTGAAAGAATGGATTTAGATTGGATGAATAAACATTTTTTACCGACACCTGAACAGATACAATCGTCCCCTGAAGGTCTTTTCGTTTCTGGTGATTATAAGGCGGCGACGAATTATCTTAACCCCCGTCTCTCGGAGGCGGTGGCTAGGGTGATTGCCCGTAATGCGAATTGGTCTCAATTCGTTACCGATGATTATCTTAAGTGTTTGACAGGACATAATATAATTCACACTGACGAGGAAGGTGAACATGTTGAACCCCAACGTTGGGGTCAACTCATGGGATCACCAGATTCCTTTCCCGTTCTTTGTCTAGTTAATTATTGTGCAACATTATGGTCCTTTGTTTTATATGAAAATCATTATCGAAATGAGTTGTTGAACAACATCCTTAATCAATCCAAGAATTTTCCAGAGTATTGTCGTATTAAAAATTCACAGATGTTTATTCAAACTGTTGAAAATACGAAAAGGATCCTTAAGGAAAAAATATCTTTCCACCAAAAACAGATATTTGTTAATGGTGATGATATTATCTTTAGGACCCCCGATATGGTTCATTATAAGTATTGGGAAAATTGTACTCGTGTTTCTGGGTTAATTAAGTCTGTTGGGAAGAACTATGTAAGTCCTGAATATATTACGATCAACTCTCGCTTATACCGTCTTCGTCTGAGACCCGTAACCATTATGGGTTTCCATATCGAAGATGAATATATGTGGGAGGAGATACGATATATCAATTATGGACTTATTTTAGGATCAAATGGGAAACAACAAATTGATAGTGATGATAAAAAACGAATGAAAAATTTACTTACTGCTAGTGCTGCCGACGCCCTTCGGCTACCCGACCTATCAACTCTTAGTTCTGACCTTATAGAGGGACATCCTCTTGAGAAAAAGGAGGAGTTACTCTCCCTTTTTCTTAAGGTGTGGAAGGATGAGTTGATAAAGCTGGTACCACCCGGTATGTCCTGGTTCTTACCAAAACATTTTGGAGGACTCGGCATACCCCTTCTTGATATTCATCGAGTTAATTCCGATGGTAAACCTGTGATAAGTTATTTACAACGAAAATTAGTTCAGTTTCTGAAACATGATTGGTATCACCAGTCATTATTAGATTCTGTACAAAATATTCGTTGTTCAGACTCATCTCGTTTATATAAGAAGGCCCTTGAGTTACTCCGTGAATCTGGAGAACATCTAAGGGAGTGTGTGAGCAGTGATGAAATTGAAGAAGGTGATATAATGGAGGATCCCCATTTAGCGATTGCCTTAGCCAGGTCATTCCTGAGCCTAGAACCTCTGGGGAAGGAAGTTTCATTTGAAAATAGATATAATTTATGGTATAGAAACTTCCAAAGGGTATGGAACCGGTCCTCTAAGTCTACTTTTCCGGCATATGATCTTAACAGATCAACTGACTGGAACAAGTTAGTTCTAAGAGTGATTACTCCATACTATACTACCCCATCGACGGTGGATCTTCAATATATATGCCCATAGGCACATAGATCCCAACCATAGAGAGTAGCTTTTGTATAAGAAATATAAAAATGGCATTAGATAAGTTCGAATGAAAGTTCGGCAGGAGTTCACCTGTGATAGAGTTGGTCACTCTTCCTCACAAGGATTCTCTGTATCTTCTCACTACTAAATTCGCTTGTACATCACACCAAACGGTCGCTCCCACTGGGACCGAACCACTTGATAACGAAGTAAAAGTTTGGTGTAGCCTCTACGGAGATACAATCTCTACTCTCTATTTGAGTCTAGCTTAGGACTTCTATCCATCAACTATCCTCTTACCGAATCTTCACTTTACCTACCTCTGGAGAGCATTATCCCTTTTGCATATCTATATGATTTAAGATAGGGACATGTGTAATGAATTATTAGAAGTTAGCTTCTGATCTTTCCTTAACGACCAGAAATGGTAATTTATTTTCACGTGTGATAGCTGGGCTTACGCCGAGTATTTACACTGTGATAATTCTCCAACCTTGGGGAGAATGATTTGATAGAGCCTAGTTGCGGGTGCA